TGTTTACAAAGTTAGCTAAGTTAATAGATCCTAAATTACAAGATTCATTTCCTAATAAAGGTTGTTCTCCACAAGGGTTTGTAGCAATCATCTCTCCATATTCTGATGTAACATGATTATCTTTATTCACGTTATCTAGGAATATCATTCCCGGTTCACCGTTTCTCCATGCTCCATAAACTATTTTAGAAAATACTTCTCTAGCATTTAGATGCCCTGTGATTTTATTGTTATGTGGGTTGACTAAAGGATAGTCACTATCGGACTCTACCGCTTTCATAAAAGTAGCATCTACTCCAACTGATATATTGAAGTTATGTATATCCCCTTCTATCTTTTTACAATCAATAAACTCTAGAATATCAGGATGGTTGATTGCCATTACAGCCATATTAGCACCATCTCTTTTACCACCCTGAGTAATCATAGACGATACTCTTGATAGCGTTTGTAATACTTGTATTGGACCACATGCAATACCATGTGTTGTCTTTATCCTATCACCTCTTGGTCGTAATTTACTTAAAGCGAAACCTGTACCACCACCAAACTTCTGCACCATAGCTATGTCATGGGCGGCTTTCATTATGTCTTCCATACTATCTTCTAAAGGTAATACGAAACAAGCGGATAGTGTACCCTGTTCAGTTCCTGCATTCATTAGGGTAGGGGAGTTAGGAATAAAATTAAGATTAGCTAACATATCATAAAAATCTTTTTCTGTTAAATCTCTATCAGCTTCTGATTTACCATACTGTATTTCAGATGATGCGATAGCTTTTGCTACTCTTTTAAATAAATCATTTGCAGTTTCTTCGGGTGCTCCTGATTCATCTTTTAAATAATATCTTTTTGATGCTACTGTTTCTGCTTGTTTTGATAATGTGACCAATGTAGTTCCTCCTATAATTGTCCTCTATAATTGCAATGTAAACATAATTTTCTTTTTGGAATCCAAAATACTGGATTGCATACATCCTCTTTACATGCGGGATTGGGAGCACCTGATTCCATAGACGAATTACTATTATTATTATACTCATTTTTTGGAAAATCTAATAATGGTTTATTACTTTCTTTTGGTTTACTCATAGGTGGTTCCAACGCACTTGTAAATTCTTGCATACTTCCAATAGTCTGCATTCTAAATATACCAGTTTCATAGGCAGCTTGTAAAGCCATTCCTATAGAAAAAAATGCATCGCCGTGTCCCATAGGAGTTTCTGGAGCTTTTAGCTCGTTGTTTACAGATAGTATCTGTTGACGTTGACGATGGTCTTGAATTAAAAATAAATTTCCCGAATGTACGTATTCTTCAAATATATGTGCCATATTATTCTTAGATTTTAAACTAAATACTAATGGATACCAAACTCTATTTAAACCTCTATCTTCTAATTCACCTCTAGTATTATCAATGTACCCTTTTGTGATTCCAAAATTCTCAGCCGCCTCATTAAGATAAACTATCTGGTCTGAGTAATCCCACCCGTCTAACCATGATTGATGGATTTGTTCTACCCGTTCACCTTTCCTTTTAAATACTACTAGATGAGAGGGGTGTCTTTTTTTACCTACGTCAAACCCTGCAAAAATATCTTCATCTTCTTCAAAATTTTGTTTTACAGTTGTAGGGAATGACCTTAAATTAGCATCTTCACACTTTTCAATGTCCTCTGAATCAAAGTATGCTTCCATATTAAAATGAGGTTGTAGTAAAAACTCTGATGCAAATGATTTCGGCTTTGCTTTTTGTTGTTCTAATAACCATTCTTCACTATATAGTTCAGGCATCAATACTCTTCTTCCGGGTTCAGGGTCTAGTGCAGGTAATTTTCTAGTTACGAATCTTTCATCTTTTTCTAATATAGTAAGTAAATCTCCGGGCATCATAGGTGTACCAACAATTACTACTGGTACTCCCTTATTAGGTATGAATAAAGATTCTGTTAAAAAGTGGTCTTCAATCTTAGCCATTTGACCCATAGCTAATGGACTTTCAGGGTCTTTCAATATGTCATCAGCAATTAATGCCCCATTAACATGCATACCTCTTTTGAAAGAAAACAATCCTCCATGTAGTATTTCTGCAGTGCCGTTATTACCTGTGTCATATCTAAAAGTAAAATCAGCTTTTGGAGCTCTATTAGTCATCATATCTTTTAGTATAGGGTTACGATTAACCTCTTTGTTTATTTCAGAGATATGATACTTTGCCATAGTATCACTGTAAGATAAATATAAAATATTAGCACTTCCTTGTATTTTTAAAGTCCTCCAAATACTAAATGCGTGCCCTAAAATAGTAGACTTAAAATGTGCTCTAGGTAATATAGCTAAATAGTTTAATTTATTTTCTATACATTCTTCAACTTCTTCGCATAGTTTACCTACATGCCAAGCTTTAAAGTATTCAGGATGCTCGAATCCTGCTGACCATATATCTCTAGTAAATTCCCAGAAGCTTCCAATTTGATACTTATTGCTTTTTTCTAATTTTTCTGCGAGTATTTCAAATGCTTTTTCATATGTAGTTAAATCGTCTTTACTCATTGTCCTTTGATGCCATTAATATTTTTAATTTACCTGCTATACGTTTAATAAGTTCTTCATCTTCTATCTCATCTACAAGGATATTTACTACGTCTTGTATAAATTGGATATTTATTAATCCTTCTGCGACTTGTCTTTCGCCCTGTATACCTACATCTAACGCTTTAACTGCATCAAAAGCTCTTTCAAATGTAAGAGAGTTTAATTCAATTCCAGCTTTATCTCTTACAGTCTTATATAGTTCTTGGTGTTCTTCTTGCATTCTAGCTATCTTAGTAGATTCATTTTCCTGCATTTTTTCCATTGCTTTAACTTCTGTTTCTTTTTTCTTAATATCCCAATCCAAGGTTCGTATCCAACTGTATATAGTAGGAGTAGTTACAACCTCTCTAAACTCTTGAGATACTTGTTCAGCAATCTCTCTTGCAGAATATGTATCATCTAAATATAATTTAAATGCTCTATCCCTAACTTTTCGTGAAAATTTCTTTGGCATTAGTTATACGCTACATCAGACCACCCTGTGTCTGCGTTCCCCGATTCAATGCTTCCCCCATATGGGGTTCCATCTGATTGTACAAGTTTGCTAAAGTCCATATTATGTTTATTTTTATTATCAGCAGCATTAAAACATTCTGGAACTTTATGTTTTACTCCCCCTGATGTTTTTATTTCTCTATACTTTATACCAATTTCAACTTTACTGCAAACACCTTCTATCATAGCTTCTTTAGGTCCAAGCGGTTTATACTGTGGGTTATCTAATAAAGTAGCTATTTTTCTTTTAGCTCCTTCAGGTTGTACATTATGCATACATCTATAATAATTACACCAAACAATCTTACTGTATTTCTCTTTAAACTGTTCAGCTGTCATACCTTTCGGTAGTTTATCTTCTATCTTAGTTTTTTTTGCTTTAGGTTTATCATAAAAATGAACTGTAGGTCTTCCTTTACCTATTCCTGCTGGTCTATATCCTTTAGGTGCTGCCATTGTCTTTACTCTCCTTATCTTTCTTTAATCCGTATAATGCAATACAAGCTGCATCTGCATAATCTTGTTCTATAAAATCTTCTTTCTCCCATTTATTTTTTACATACTCCATTATAGTTTCTTTTGCTTTACCTTTTTTAAATACCATAGTATTATTCAAAACTTTTTTCCATTGTTGAGGTTTAGTTGTTAAACATTTAACATCATTATAATGTAAAAAATATATTATTGAATAGACTATAGCTGTAATAGTTCTAGTTGTCAAGGGGTTTTGAATGTAAATAGTGTCTTCTACACACACTAATTCAGCATCTTTAAACTCAGGTAGTCCAGTATGTATTTGGTCTACTATATCTAAGAATCTAGCGTCAGCTGTTTTTAACTTAGACTCCCACTTATATTTATCTATTAATTGTTCTTTGCCATCTAATATAACAATGTGTACAGCTTTAGATGAGCAATCTATTCCTACATATTTTTCCATCTACTGTAGAGGAATATCTTCTTTGGTTATTTGTCTAGCAAGTAATTTATCAGCTACTTTATCTTCAAGTTTATCTCTGTTTACTACAGCTAGAGTTGCTCCAACACTTAATGCTAAAGCTCCTACTATCGGTAAACTTTTTACTAAGCCCTTTGCTACTTCTTTCCTTTTCATTTAGTTTCTCCTATTTAGTTTATTATTCTATTCACCTTCTAAAATTTTCATCCCTAGGGCGATTATACCACCTATAGTTGCTGTAGATACTTCTGGCATATTTTGAAATAAACCAACTACAGATAAAGTAGTAAGACATGCTATTGATAAAAATATTTGTGGTCTAAATTTTCCCATATTAATTTAAGTCTCCTATTTATATTATACTAAAATTAATCATTTCCTTGAGTTCTTAGTGCTACAATTCTAGAAACAGTAGCCCAACACTGTGTATATAACCTAAGTTGAGCATCTAATTTATTTTTAACTGCTGTAATATCAATTAAATCTCTCTGAAGTTGTGCTAATCCTTCATTAGATTTCATAATAATACCTCGACATTCATCTTTAGTAGGTTTCCTACCTTCATAAGATGCTAGTAAATCAGCAAAAGCTATGTTGTAGTTTTCACTGAATTGTGCTTCAATGGCTGCTCTTTTAGTTTCAATGTCAGCTACTCGTTGTTCTAATTGTCCTTTAAAACCCCCATAGATAACTAGGAACTCTTCTAACTTTTTATTAGATACGTGGATTACATCTATAAAATTTAAATCAGCATCTGCATCTGAGTTCATATTAACTTTAGGTATACCCGTTTCTTTCAGTGCAGTGTCGGCTAATTCTAACGCTCTCTGATAACTCCATCTTTTTTTCATTATTTTTCTCCTTTACATTTACAATACCACATTCCTGTACATTTTACAGGGGCTTCAGTCATTTCCATTATAAATTTACATCTTTCTAAGATAGTTTTCCAAAGTTGTTTATCTGCATCTACTTTAAAAGCTTTTAACTTCTGGTCATTTTTATTTTCATATACTACCACACCATACTTATAACCTTTTACATTTAAATAAATCTGTAATTGAATTAAATGTTCATGCTTAGGGGTCTCTTTTAGTTGTTTAAAATCTTCATCTTTAATAGTTTTAAGTTCTAGTGGAGTCTCTCCGTGTTTATCGTGGTCAATTAAAAAGTCTATTCTTCCAGATATAGGAGGGTTTTCTAATTTAACTGTTATCTCATCATCTATATAAATATTAGCTTTCTTTAGATATTTTTTCATACGTTCTTCAAAAGTTCCACCATGGTCAAATATCCTTTTTATTCTCGCGTCTATTTCATCCCAATCTAGTAAACCATTGTATGCCATATATAAATATCTATCGCAAGTATTACCGAAAGCTGAAGGATAAAATTTACCTTTACTAGGAGGTCTATTTTTATAAGCTATGGCTTCATCAATAGATTTAAGTAACCATCTATCTTGATTTTTAGTTCTACCACTACTCTTCTTAGTAGAGGCTTCGTTACTTATTCTATTATTTATAGCTTCAATTCCTGCCATAATCTATCCTTTATATCTTTATATGTTTTTTCTTTAAGATGCCAGACCTCATTGAAACCCATTTCTATTAAGTCAGCATCTCTTTTAATGTCGCGTTTAGCTAAATGTCCAAAAGGACCATCTGCTTCTATTATAACATCCATTTCAGTTATAAGGAAGTCTACTGTATAGTTTCCTATAGGTACTTGTCTAGCATAACGAAGTCCTGTTTCCTCAAGAACCTTTGCTATCAGATTCTCCTGTGGTGTAAAACTTTTCGGTCTCATTTTTAAATACCTCATAATCATCAGGATTAGCTTTGAACCAATCTACTACTTTATTAATACCTGCTACTTTGCTAGGCATTTTGTCATAAGTATACCAAGCTCCCGTCTGTTTAATTAAACCATATTCTAGTCCTAATCTTACATAGGTTTCTACAACATCTACTCCACCTTCAACACGGAATGGTACAACTACTTCTTCCCACCTTTCTCCACCGAATTTATCTTTCAATAGTTTTACTTTAATTTCAAATCCTACTCTATTAGTAGAAGATGAGGGTTCATTTATCCAACCACCCTTAGAAACTTGCATACAACAATGTGAAAAGAACTTCTGCCCTTCTCCACCCGGCATAGTTTCCATAGCAGTGACTGGTCCCATCGCTCCCCTAGTTTGATTTATAGCTACCAATGAACTTCCATATGTTAAATCAGGAAGTAATCTAATTAACATTTGATTCCATGTTCTTGATTGCCATGCAATGGGACTATAGCCAATTCCTTTTTCATTATTAAAGATATCTGCTGGTATAATACCTGCCGCACTATCTAATACAACTAAATCAACACCACTTCGTAGCCCCTTTTGGGCAACTTTAAATGCTTCTTCTGCAGTTGGAGGGTCTGCAACTAATATTTTAGTTATGTCTACTCCAACTTTTTCCATCCATGCTGGGTCCCACGATTTTTCTAAATCTATCCACATAGGCACTCCGCCATCTTCTTGAACTGATTTACATAGTTGGGATGCTATATAAGATTTACCTGATGACCATCCACCAAATAAAAGAGTAAATCTTTTTCTTGGTATACCTCCATTTGTAATCTTATCTAACTGTGGTATATTAAAAGGAATCCTACCGAAAGCAAAACTTTCATCATCTCCACGTTTAGTCGCGAGTTTTTTATCATTTAGTAATTCATTGAATATTGCTTCTGCATTATCTTTCATTGTAATTCCTCACCTTTTTCAATTTGTCTATCTATATTTCTTTTTTGTATCGCCTCTGCCCAAGCCATACATACAGCCCCACATTGAATAAGTTCATTGTATAACTTTTCTGTATCTTTCTCGTATACTTCTCTAGCCACTTCTCCAAATTCTTCTCCTAGAATTACAGTCCAAAACTCGTCTGTATGGTGCATTTGCTCACCCCACTTATCTTCCTGTGACTCTCTTTCTGCTAGAAACTGTTCTGTCACAATCATCCTCACATGCTCCCTATCCATTATTTCTTACCCTTAGATAGGATATTCTTTATTCCTTCATCCACTTTATCATGTATTGTAGTGTATGCTTTATCGATAGTCAACCCTGCTTCTTTTAGTTGCTCATCTATTGGTAGTTCAGTATCAAGGTCATGTATTTCCATGTCCATTCTTGCATACTGATTTGTATCTAGTGGACCTACTCTAAATGTAAATCCTAATTTTACTCCTACTTTAGCCATTATATTTCTCCTTATCGAATTTTATTGTTAATGTAAAGTCTTGTTCTTTTAGTATATCTACTGGTAAACAAGCTATAATTGTTTTTTTTGCATTTCCTCTTGCAGTGGGACCTATATGCCCCATAGGATGATAAAATAAATTAGGGTTTTCTTTATAAAATTTACGCACTTCAGGAGCTTTTACTATAATCATTTCTCCTCTATCTGGCAAAACATGTGTAAAAGTATCAACTTCGAGTTTAAAAAACCATCCTATGTTATTTTTACTGCTCTCTAATTCATAAGCCACATTACCAGTTTCATTAGACGTTTCATCATATTTTACATCTGTAGTAAATATTCTTTTACCTATGAACTTTTCTAAATAAATATCCAGTACAATTTCTACTACAAGGTCTATCCCTTGGTATTGTATCTTTATATCGGTCTGCTCATTTACTACACATGCATTATTTTTAGTTAACACATCCTTTAAGATTTTTTCCCCCAACTTGCCTAAACGGGTTGTTCTAGTATACCCATATCTTGGGTCATGATTAGTCATTGTGGTCATTAGTAAGTTCCTTAGCTATCAACATATCTATGTATTGCTTTGCTTTGTAAAGGTCTTTGATACCATCTTTGTATCTCCACCTTGTTATATATTTTACCACATTACCCTCTGCAAAG